AACCAAAAAGATCCTGTACGGGATACAAAGTACTGGCCTCAAGAGTCTTGACGTCAAGAAACACCCTGCGCCAGATCCTTGCGGACGTGGCAAGCCCAGCACATCGGGTCGTAGTCGCCAGGGTCGGGGGAGTAGCGCACGACCCGCTTAATTAGCGCCTTGGGACCGCGGTCCTCGGTGAGCTCCTTGTCGGATCCGCCTCGATAGGCCCACGACTGGGCCTCGCCCCCGCAGCCGGAGCAGGGGTGCTCTCGGGCCGGACCGCGCTTGGCGGCGACCCGCCTGTGGGCAGTGGAGTAGGAGATGCTGTCGCCCTTCCATCGGGTCGAGCGCGTTCCCGATCCCATTGTGGGCCGTCGACCCCGAAGGCATCCGCATGACTTGACTTGACCCGTGCGGAGATTCTGGCCCATCACGACCTTCTCGGTGCCGCACTCACACCTGACGAGCCAGTCGCCCGAGCGGACGTGGTGGAGGGCTGTGAGCAGGCCGAATGACTGGCCGGTGAGGTCGTACTTGAGTGGCGGCATGAGTTAACAATAGCATGACGCCAATAGCAGATAAGCCCCCGCGGCCAGGGTGGTCACGGGGGCTTAATCCGGGGTCTCCAGCATGTTGGAGACGGTGGGTCAGCGGCTGATCGAGGCCCGGAAGGGGCAGTCCTCCCGGTGGCGCCGCGGCTGTCCGGCGAAGGCCGGTGGGCACGAGCAGTTCGTCAAGGTGCTCACTCGTCCGCCACCCGGTGCTCCGAGCAGAGGTAGTCGCCCGGCATCTTGGCGCTCGGGCAACCCGGGGCGTGACAGAGGGCCTCAGGCAGGCCGGCGACGTAGCGCACCGGCGGCATCAGGAGCTCAGTGAGGGCCTCCTCGATGATCCGCCAATCCGGGTCGTCGGGGTCGTCGGCGTACGCACCGAGGATCGCCTCGATGCTGTCGTTGCTGAGCCACTGGAGCTCGGTCGTCTTCAGTGCCTCGACGATCCGGCGCCGGGCCGCCGGCGTGAAGCGGATGCCGAACTCGGGCGGCTCGGGCGGCAGGGTCCAGATGGCGCTCATGTCGACCTTGATGGTCTTGGGGGTGTGCGCCATCGTCACCACCCCCCGTGTGCGCGCTGCTGGGCGATGCGCACCTCTTCGACGAGGACCGCCGCCGGCGGGGTCGGCGAGCCGGTGAACACGACGTTGACCGGCGCCCCCTTGAGGGCAATCGGCTCGGGGCCCCGCCTGGGCTTCTGGGACTCGAGCATCCGGGCCACCTCCACCTCCGCGGCCCGGAGGGTCTCGACCTTGATCACCTCCATGAGCTCGTCCACCACTTGGATCCGGCCCATCACCGATGGCTCGAAGTGCTGGTCGATGATGCGGTCGACCTCCGCGCGAAGGGAGTCTGTCATGCGCTCAGCGTACGTCGCCGCCCCGCCCGGCGTCAACGGCGAGCATTCTTCTCCTCCCGACGCGCGCGCGAGTGATGGGAGGCCCTGCCGGCGCAGGATCGACAGCGACGAGACTTGCCTGAGAGGAGTGCCTCGACGCGAACCTTGCCCTCGCGCCCACAGGAGCAGATGCAGCGCCAGTACGTCGGGTCGCCGACCGCGCGATCGAGCGCATGTCGCGCCGTCCACTGGCCGAAGCGCTGGCCGGCGAGGTTCTTAATGGGGTGCGGCCGGTCGATCCATTGCCTGCAGCCGCAGGACTTGAGCCGGCCGGAGAGGAGCTCGGACGCCGAGCACGAGCGGAGCCCGCCACAGGTGCAGCGGGCCATGGCCGACTTGCGGCCGACCAGTTTCTCGATGGTCAGGGAGCCGAAGGTGTCGCCGATAGCGAAGGGGTGGGTAGACATGTCTTGAGTGTACATCATGCCGAACCTACCCCTTTGCAACAGGGTGCTCTTCAACGGATTTGTCTCACTATCTGAGACATGCACCCCTCTACCCCTTATATGTTTCATTGTTTAATACTTGTAGAAAAGTATGTATTAAGGGTATAAGTGCAGGTCAGAGTGCATGTTTCATGGTGTTGCACAGATTCTGAGTGAGGTACCGTAGAACCCGGCTTGGGCACGTTTTGAGCCTCTAGGGAGTGATGCGGCCCGGAAGTTCAACGCCCCGAAGTTGACTCCCCAGCGCCGCCTGCTGCTACGATGGTCAGCCCCGGCCGGCAAGGGCTGTCCGGGCCGCGATCTGGCCCTCAGGAGGACGCCCAGTGATCAACCCCGCCTTCTCGTACATCCAGCTCAGCCGCCATGGCAAGATCCCCACCCGCGACTGGAAGGGCGACCCCCGGGCCCTCGTCGCCGATGTGCGAGAGTGGGTCGCTCAGGAGTACAACCTCGGCGTACGCACCGACCGGACCTCGGGGGTCTGGGTGCTCGATGTCGACGTCGACGTGGAGACCCTGCAGCCGACCCCTGAGTGGCAGGCCCTGCTCGCCGAGAACGGGCTCCCGCCGACCTACACCGTGAGGACCCCCTCGGGCGGGATCCACTACTACTTCCGCTTCCCCGACGTCGATGTGCGCAACGACCAGGGCAAGGTCATCGCCGAGGGTGTCGACATCCGCGGCATCGGTGGCTATGTCGTGGCCGCGGACATGTTCGCCGAGTACGACAAGCACGGCAAGCACTTCGCCGGCACCTACGACGTCATCGACGACTCCCCGATCGCGCAGACCCCCGACTGGATCGCCGAGCGGTTCCGGGCCCGCGAGGACGAGAAGGTGGCGCGGGCCGAGCGGGTCAACTCCGGGGTCGTCATGCCCAAGGCCGCCTCGATCGACGCCGAGTGGGACAACTTCGCCAAGGGCGAGCTCAACTCCCTGTTCGCCAAGGTTGAGGAACTGCGCAACCTGCCGGAGGGTGAGTCCATCGAGATCCTCGGCGAGCAGCGCGGCTGGGAGCGCGGGGCCGGCTTCTTCACCCTCGCCTGCAAGATCATCGAGGTCGCGCGCTGGCCCCACACCTCGGTCACCGTCGAGGAGGCCCACAAGGTCTGGGCGAGCCGGGTCCCGGCGAAGTACGCCCAGCACGACTGGGCCAACGCCCTCGAGAGTGCCGGCCCGACATGGGCATGGGGCGAGCAGCAGCGCAACCCCGTCGACCTCTTCGCCGGGGTGGCATACCGGGGAAACCCTGACGCCCCCGAGGAGGGGGCGGCCGACGAGAAGTGGGAACCCCTCGACATCTCCGACAAGCCGACGGGATGGGCCATCCCGCTAGTCTTCAAGGTCAAGAAGGACGACCCCGACGGGGACCCCTCGGGCGCCTTCATGGTCGAGACGGCGCGACGCATCATCGACCGCATCGGGCCGATCGCGGCCGACCCCACCGGCTTCCTGTGGACCTATGACCGCGGGGTCTACGTCATCGACGACGACATCGTGCTCAAGCGGCTCTACCACATGATCGGCAACCGCTTCACCTCGAGCATCCTGACCAACGTCAAGCTCGCCGTTCGCGCGAAGGCCCCGCTCCTCGACCTGACCCGGCCGCCGAGCCCGGGAGTCATGAACTTCACCAACGGCACCCTGGAGTGGCGCCACACCGACGAGGTGCAGCCGCACGACCCGAAGATGCTCGAGACCACGCAGTTCCCCTACGCCTGGAAGCCGGACGCCACCTGCCCGCGCTTCGACAACTGGCTGGAGACGATGCTCGAGCCCGATCAGGTCACGCTGGCGTGGAAGATCCTCGGCTACATGATGCTCTCGGGTAACCCGCTGCAGATCGCCGTCATGCTCTACGGCAAGGGCTCCAACGGCAAGTCGACCTTCGCCCACGTCATCGAGCGACTGGTCGGCGTGAACAACACCTCGGCGGTCCCGCTGAAGGACTTCAACGAGCGCTTCGCCACCTCGGCCATGATCGGCAAGATCGCCAACATCGTCGGCGACATCGACTTCGACTACCAGGTCTCGACCGCGGCCATCAAGCAGGCCACCGGTGCCGACGCGATGCAGTTCGAGCGCAAGAACCGAGACGCCTTCCGGGCCGTACTCTGGGCGACCAACCTGTTCAGCGCCAACCGGATCCCGGCGACCAACGACGGCTCCGAGGGCTATGCCGAGCGCTGGATCCCGATGCACTTCAAGCGCAAGGCCTCCGAACACCGCATCGAGGGCTTCTCCGAGGAGGCCCTGTGGGAGGAGATCCCGGGCATCGCCGCCAAGGCCGTCAGGGTCCTGCGCACGCTCCCGCTGCACCAGGGCGCGAGCCGCGCAGCCGCCTTCGACCTCACCTCCGACTCGGCCGTGGAGGCCGTCGAGGAGTTCCGCGAGGCCTCGAACGCCTACTACGCGTGGGTCAAGAACCACACGGTCCCGAGCGAGACCGAGGTCATGAAGCCCAAGGAGCTCTGGCAGGCCTACCGGGTCGCCACCGGTGTGCGCCACGGCGGTACCAACTGCCCGCCCCAGTTTGCCGAGGTGCTTACCGCGGCATACGGCGACCCGAAGATGATGCGGGGCCTGTTCCTCGGGGTCCAGCGCAACGTCCGCGGCTACAAGGTCACCGTCGTCGACGATGACGACGCGAGCGCGAACGAGGCGGACTTCTTCCAGGCCGGCCCCGTGGGCTCGCAGGTCGGGGTCGACATCTTCGCCGACGTCCCCGAGGGCTGACGTATACACAATCCTTTCGATTCAGCAAGGATTGTGTTAACCACTAGAGGTTTGACTCGGCGGGCGATGAACCGCTAGGCTCGCCTGCGACAACCGAGTGATCCAGGAGGTCACCATGAGCAACATCGAGGTCTACCGCGACATCTGCCGACGCGTCTATGAGGGTCGCGGGAAGCTCTACGACATGTTCGCCCTCGACCCCTCGGGCAGCAATGTCCATGTCGTCGTGTCCGAGACTACCTTCGCGCGCCTGGTCTCCGCGTTCCGGTCTCGCCTGCGCGGCGAGGGGGATCGAGAGTTCTTCGACCTGACCTTCGACGCGAACACGATGACCATCTACGGCATGGTTGTCGAGCATGATCCTTGCCTGACGGACGACGAGGTCCGCTTCCGCCTCGAGGCGAGCCTGTGACTGAGCTCCAGCGGTACCTCGAGGTCGCCGGCTTCGGACCCCGTCGCGCCCAGACCGACCTCTACGAGCACCTGATCACCGCGGATCGCCGCGGTGTCATCGCTCAGGCGGGCACCGGCACCGGCAAGTCCGCGGCCATCCTCGCCGCGGCGGCCCACAAGGCCCGCCAGACCGGGCGCCAGTCGATCGTGGTCACCCCGACCCTGACCCTGATGAACCAGTACCGCGACGGTGACACTCCGCGCGCGGCCGAGGCGTACGACGACCTGTGGATCTCCGAGCTCCGTGGCCGGGCCCACTATCACTGCGACATCGCCGCCGGCAACGCCAAGGTCATGGGCGTCGAGTACATCGTCGGCTGCGAGGGCTCCGACGGCGGATGCACCGTCGCCGGATGGTCCGAGGAGGGTTCCCGCGGGCTCGAGGACCCGGTCTACCGGTGCGACTACCAGCACGCCAAGATGGTGGCCCGGACGGCCGACATCGTGGTCACCAACGCCGACATGCTGATCGTCAACGACCGGATCCTCGCTCCGCTCGAGCAGGAGATCTTCGACCTCGATGGCACCCTGTTCGTCGACGAGGCGCACACCCTCGAGCAGAAGCTCCGGGACTGGGCCTCGCGCTCGCTGTGGTGGAAGTCCCTCGAGCGCTTCCACTTCGCCGGCACCTCCGGTCCACGCCTGGCAACCTGGCTCAAGGAGCGCGCCCCCGAGGGTCAGGCCCTGCGCGACCTGCCGGGCGGGGAGATGTCGAACCTGCGCCAGATCGCCTACGCCGACATGCCGCGCCCCCACCCGAAGGATGGCCTGACGAAGCAGCGCGAGACCCAGGAGGCCTGCACGAAGATCCTCGCCTACCTCGAGGACCCCCACGACAACCTCGTGCTCCATGTCAACGACGGCTCGCTCAAGATGGACTGGATCAACATCTCGCGCTCGGCCGGCGAACTCCTGACCCAGCGCGACTTCGGGCTCGTCTCGGCGACGATCCCCAAGACCATGGCGGCCACCCTCGGGGTCGAGGGGGCCCCGTTCATCGACGTCGGGCACCCCTTCGACTACGCCAACCAGGCGTGGCTGGGCTTCTCGGCGTACGGCGGCGACTACAAGTCCGCCCAGCACGAGAGCAACCTGCTGCAGCGCATCAGTGAGGTCGAGGACCTGATCCGGCGAGCGAAGGGTGGGGCCCTGATCCTCTTCTCGTCCTTCCGGGACCTCGAGGAGGTCTCCGAGCGCCTGCGCCCGACGATCATGAGGGACCTCGGCCTGACCTTCCTGAGGCAGGAGCGGGGCATGGAGCCGGCCGACCGGCAGGCGCTGGCCGACCAGTTCAAGGCGGACGGCAACGCGGTCCTCTTCGGCTCGGAGTCCTTCGCCACCGGATTCGATGCGCCCGGCGACGCCCTGCGCCTCGTGGTGGTCTGGAAGCTCCCCTATCCGGCCGTCGACCCGGTCTCGAATGCGATCCGGGCCTCCTCGTTCGCGCGCTACGACGACCTGATGAAGGTCCGGGCCGTGCAGGGCATCGGGCGCCTGATCCGCACCGAGTCCGACAAGGGCATCGTCTGGATCGCCGACTCCCGCGGCCAACGCCTACTCAATTCCAGCGACCCGCTGACCTCCCACCTCCCGACGTTCGCGAGGCTCTGATGCGAGACGACGTCTTCCCCGAGGAGATCGTCTGCAGTCGGTGCGGCAGGCGGTTCACTCGCGAGCACCCGGCGAAGGCATGGCACTGGTCCTACAGGCCATACTGGCCCGTCCATCGGGAGTGTCCGCCGCCTTCTGCTACCCTTGGTCCCGAGGACGACCAAGAGGGCGTCCCCGACTAGCCCAGGAGGCAACCGTGGCCGCACCGCTCATCCTCGCTCGCACCTTCAAGGACGCGCACCGATACGCTCAGGATGTCCTGGGCCTGCGGATCGGCTACTACCGGGTCGTCAACGACTCGGGCACCATCAAGGCCGTTCGCGGCACCGAGATTCACCTCGTGCCGGGCTGGGACAAGCGCCCCGACCGGTTCAAGATGAAGGGTGCCATGCGCTACTGCCGCAACCGCATCATCGACGTCGCGGCGCAGCAGGCTGCATCCGACCCCCGTGGCGACCTCACCGAGCGCAAGCTCGAGGTGGCCTACCGCTACAACCGCATCCTGGCCTCCAACACGTTGGAGACCGAGGAGGATCGTGAGACTCCGAAGCTGGATGCTCTCATGAGTGAGACTTTCATGGGTGAGACCAACTTTTTCGACACCGCCGTCCCGACCCCGGCCGAGGTGGCCGAGGCGATCAACGACGGCACCGCTGGCGACCTGCTCATCCCGTTCGACCTCGACGAGCCCGAGGTGGCTGCCGACTCCCCCGCTGCAGCAACCCCGCCCGAGCCGGCCAGGAAGCCCGGCCGCCGGCGTTCGAAGTGCAAGACCTGCGGGAACCTGCACTACAAGGACGACCCGTGCCCTGAGTCCGAGAGCGTCTGATCATGGCTCCCGGACCGATCGGGAAGCGCGACAGCGAGCGCCGTCGCCGCAACAAGCCCGACATCGAGACCACGACAGTCGACATCGCCGAGCTGGCGAAGCGTGACGTCGTGCTGCCCGTCGCTGACCCCAACTGGGAACCCCTGACCATGTCGTACTGGGAGTCGTTCCAGTCCTCGGGTCAGGCGATGTTCTACGAGCCCAGTGACTGGATGACCGCCTACATGCTCATGGAGGTCCTCGACCGCTGGCTCAAGCCCCAAGATGTCCGCGTCGGCGAGATCCGCCCCGCCCAGCAAGAAGGCGGCGAGGTCGAGTACGTCTTCGAGCCCAAGATCGTCGCCGTCCCCGGCAATGTGCTGTCCTCGATCCTCAAGGGCCTGACCGCACTCATGGCCACCGAGGGTGACCGGCGCCGGCTCAAGATGGAACTCGAGCGCAAGGCCGCCATGGAGGCCGCGGCCGGCGGCGACGCCACCGTGACCGACATCGTCAAGCGGCGCGAAGACGCCTTCCGGGGCGCCTGATGGTCACCGCGATCGGGGTCCTGCTCGCCTGCACCCTCGGGGCCGTTATCGGAGCCGGCGCCGCGGTGCTGATCATCGGCCACAAGGTCATCTCTGCGATCGAGGAGATGGCGAGGCGACGATGACCGACGTGGTGACCGAACACCGGCCGCCCGGCGTCTACCCTCGCTTCCCCGACACGCTCACCGACTGGGCGACGTACGAGCGCGAGATCGACTGGGAGGTTGTCCCCTTCTCAATGGGGCCAACCTGGGACCGCAACCCATTCTGGGACGGACCGCGCGACCCCGAGGGCTACATCCTCCCGAAGCTCACACTGGGCTGGCAGATCCTGAAGTGGATCCGGGAGAACCTGCTCGCTGACGAGACCGACGAGCACGGCAACAAGGTCCCGTTCAACCTCACGAACGAGCAGAAGCGCTTCATCCTGTGGTTCTACGCCCTCGACGTTGGCGAGTACGACGGTGACGGCAACGCTCTGATCGAGCCCTCGGGGCGCTTCATGTACCGCGAGTACGTGCTCCAGCGCCTCAAGGGCCACGGCAAGGACCCGCTCGCCGCCGTGATCGCCGCGGTCGAGTTTGTCGGGCCCTGCCGCTTCGCCGGCTGGGCCGCGGTGAACATGCCGGACAAGGACCTGGTCAAGGGTGACCCGGTCGCCAAGCCGCACCCGCGCGCGTGGATCCAGATCGCGGCCGTCTCGCTCGAGCAGACCAAGAACACGATGATGCTCTTCCAGGGCATCTTCACCGAGAAGTGCAAGGCCGAGCACAACATCGACGTCGGCAAGACGATCGTCTACGCGTACGCTGGCATGAAGCGCATCGAGGCCGTGACCTCGAGCCCGGCCAGCCTCGAGGGCAACCGGCCGACGCTGGTGATCAAGAACGAGACTCACCACTGGAAGGCCAACAACGACGGCGTGGCCATGGCTGAGGCCATCGAGCGAAACGCCACCAAGGCCAAGGGCGGCGCCGCGCGCACCCTGTCGATCACCAACGCCTACGAGCCGAGCCAGGAGTCAGTCGCGCGCGACGAGCGTGAGGCCTACGAGAAGCAGGTGTCCGGCGAGCAGATCAAGACCGGCTTCCTCTATGACACCATCGAGGCCCCGGCCGATGCCCGCCTACGCCCCTTGTTCCCCGACGAGATGAAGGGGGCCGCCGAGCGCGGGATCGAGCCCCTCGACGACGAGGTCAAGGAGCGCCTGACCCGGCTCTACATCCAGCGCGTCCTCGAGGCCGTCCGAGGCGGCGCCTGGTGGCTGGACATCCCCAACCTGACGAACTCCATCCTCAAGGGCAAGGTCTCCCTGAGCCGGCGCTTCTGGTACAACCAGATCGCCGCCAACGAGGACTCATGGGTCCACCCGAGTGCAGTCGACGCCGCCATCGACCCGCGGGTCGCCGAACTGCGCCGCGGGGTCTCCGAGGCCCGGCTGATGCTCGAGGCTGGCTGGATGCCAGTCAAGAGCGACGAGCCGATCGTCGCCTTCTTCGACGGCTCGAAGTCCGACGACTCCACCGCGATCGTTGGCTGCCGGCTATCCGACGGCTACACCTTCCTGATCGGGGTCTGGCAGAAGCCGAAGGGGGAGGCCGGCAAGAAGTGGCTGGCCCCTCGGAATGCCGTCACCGCCCGGGTCAAGGAGATGTTCGAGCGCTTCAACGTCGTCGCCTTCTGGGGCGACCCCAGTCACGCCAAGGACGACCAGAACGACGAGGGCGACGCCTCCTACTGGATGCCCTACCTCGACCAGTGGATGCGCGACTTCAAGAACCACCCCGACGGCACCCCGCGCCTCGACCCGAAGCACTGGCCGGTCAAGTCCGGCCTGCGCACCCATGCGATCAACTGGGACATGAGCTCGGCCGACCGGACGAAGGCCTTCATCGCCGCCTCCGAGCAGGCGATCGCCGACTTCGAGAACCTCAACGACATCGAGGACTTTGAGCCGACGATCGTCATCGATGGACACCCCGTGCTCGTGCAGCACCTGAAGAACGCGATCTCGCGCGAGGACCCCCGCGGCTGGGGTACCGGCCTGGCCAAGGAGCAGAAGGACTCCCCGCGCAAGATCGACGCCGCGGTCTGCCTCGTCGGCGCCCGGATGCTGCGTCGGATCGTGCTCAATGCCGAGGAGCCCGAGGAGGTCGAGGACGCCGGCGAGATCTGGTGATACCCTCGGAGGGTCAGGCCCACCCGACGTCCCAGGAGGACCCATGGCCAAGATCTCTCCCCCGAGCCCGCCCTTCATCCCTGCGCGCTTCCGCGGCGGCAAGCAGACCCCCAAGGCCATCGTGATGCACGCCACGGTCTCCAGCGACAACAAGGGCACCGCCCGCGACATCGCCAACTGGTGGGCCGGACCCACCTCGCCGAAGTCGAGCGCCCACTACACCGTCGACCCGGGTGAGGTCATCCAGTCCGTCGGGGATCACACGGTCGCCTTCCACTGCGGCTTCAACCAGAACTCGATCGGCGTCGAGATGTGCGACGAGCAGGTCGGCCCGGCCGACCGCTGGCAGGACGCCGACTCGACCGCCATCATCCGGCGGGCCGCCCGACTGGTCGCGCGCCTGTGCCTCGCCTACGACATCGAGCCGATCCGGCCGACGATCGCCGAGCTCAAGCGCCGGGGGCCCCATGGGATCTACGGCCACAACGACTCCCGCCTCGCCTTCGGCAGCACCACACACACCGACCCCCGGGACTTCCCGTGGCCGATGTTCATGAGGCTGGTGCGCAAGGAGGTGCGACGCCTCAGGGCGACCCTTGTCGAGCCGCAGGCCGCCCTCGACGCCGGACCCAAGCCCTTCCGGGTCCATGTCATGCAGGCTTCGATGCTCTACAGCCTCAGCCTCAAGCGCAAGGAGGCCGACCTCGAGAAGATCTTCTCCCGGGCGGCCCGGCGAGACGTGGCATGGGTCACCGGCACCGAATACCCTGACGACCCCTCGCGCGAACTCCTCAAGAAGGTCGCCGGCTCCTACGGCTACCGGACCTTCTACCGCGGACGCGACGACGTCTGGATCGCCGTCCAGCGCGACTTCATCGCGGGCAATATCGAGGTCGCCCACGAGGTCGTGATCCCCAAGGAGGAGGGCTTCGGCAAGAAGGGCCCCCGCGGACTCCTGACCGTCACGTTCGACTCGCTCCCCGAACTGGGTCGCGTCACCGTCGCGGCGGCGCACCTGCTCACCAAGGGTCGCCCCGACGGCGAAGGCCTGTGGCGCACGAACCTCGTGCTCAACCAGAAGTTCACCCGACACATCGGCGAGACGGCCAAGGATCTCGGCGCCGGCTCGGCGCTGTTCTTCTACGGTGGCGACCAGAACATCGTCGACCGGACGAACGACACCTTCCTCGGCCAGCCCCTGACCTCGGCATGGGATGAACTCGACAAGTGGCAGAACACCGGGCACGGCAACATCGACCTGGTGGCGTCGTACGACAAGGATGGCCGCGTCGAGGCCGCCTACTGTCGGGCCCTCGACGACGGCGAGCTCCACCTGAACGGCGACCACTTCCTCGTCGAGGCCGGGTTCGACGTCAAGAAGGCCTGACTCGTCAGGTAGACTCGAGCGAGCGGGGCCGGTCCAGGTGGGGGACCGGCCCTTGCTGCTACCCTAGTCCTTGTTCAGGCAGCCCACCCCAGGAGGACCAGTGGCCAAGCGTTACATGGCGAAGGGTGCCGTCATCGAGTTGGCGGTCAACTACTTCCCTTCCCACCTGCGCTCGCGCGCCGAGGCCCAGCTCATGGGCGCCTGGATGAACGGAAAGCAGTACGAGTTCTCCGAGGACCTCGAAGAGGATGACCGCGGGTTCGGCCGGGCATACGCCCCGAACAAGCGCGAGATCACCGACGAGTACGAGAACCTCCGTGGCCTGTCCCCCAACAACTTCGCCGGCCTGATCGTCAGGACCTACGGCCAGCTCACCAAGATCGAGGGAATCAGCCGTCCGGGCGAGTCCGGCATGCTTAAGGCCTGGGAGACTTTCCGGCGCAACCGCTGGCTGACGACCTCCAACGCGATCCACGAGGGGGCGCTGGGACAGTCCGTGGCGTACGGCGTCGTCCTTCCGGGTACCGACCCCCTGACCGGCTCGGCCATGAGCAAGATGCGGGGCAAGTCCGCCACCCGGATGAGCGCCTTCTATGACGATGACGACGACGAGTGGCCCACGTTCGCGATCGAGGCGACCCGGCGCAAGGACGAGGGTGAGGCGGCGATCAGCAGCGACGGCTTCACCGGTTGGAACGTCTGGATCTGGGACGCCTACGTTATCCACCGGCTCACCTGCAAGGGCAACGGGCTGGCGAAGGAGGACTGGGAGTACATCGACTTCGTCGAGCACAACATGCCGGTCCCGCCGGTGGCCCGCTGCACCAACCGCCTCGACCTCGATGGTCGATCGACCGGCGTGATCGAGCCTGTCCTGCCGCTCCTGCGTCGCATCGACCAGGACACCTTCGACCGCCTGATCAACCAGCGATTCGGGGCATGGCAGGTCCGCTACATCGCCGGCATGGCCAAGCCCCCGACGAGTCAGGCTGCCGAGGCCGAGAAGCTCCGCCTGTCCGTGGCCGACATCCTCGTCTCCACGAACGCTGAGACCAAGTTCGGAACCCTGCCCGCCGGCGAACTCTCGCCGCAGATCGAGGTGACGGACGCAGACCTGCGCATCCTGTCGGCGATCACCCAGCTCGCGCCGCACCACCTGCTCGGCCTCTCGAGCAACCTGCAGGCCGAGGCCCTCGCCGCGGCCACCGAGGGGATGCAGCGACAGGCCTTCGACTTCCGCGGCTACGCGGGCGAGTTCCACGAGCAGATGGCTCGTCTCGTCTCCATGGCCGAGGGCGACATGGTCACTGCTGCCGCATGGGATCTGCGCGTGCGCTGGAAGAACACCGAGTCCGGCTCGATGGCACAGGCAGCCCAGGCGCTCGGGATGCTCGCGACCCAGCTCGGGGTACCGATCGAGATGCTCTGGGAGCAGATCCCGAACTGGACCGACGACGACGTCAAGCGCGCCAAGGAGTTGGCCGAGTCCGGCGAGCTCGAGAAGATCCTCGCCGCGCTGGCCGAGCAGACGAAGCCCCAGCCGGAGCCCACCGAGCAGCCGAAGCCCGATGGCGACGCTGACTGAGGCGCAGGCTCGTCAGGCCCTCGCTCTCACCTCGGCGTTCAGGACCCAGCAGAACACGGAGGCGGCCCGGATCGCGGCACTCGTGGCGCTCTACTACCGCACCCGCGTGCAGGTCGAGGACCCTGAGTCCGTCCAGGCTTGGCTGGACCTCATCATCCCGCGCCTGATCTCCATCTCTGACGGCGGGGCGCGCTCGGCCGCCACGTACTTCGCGGCCCTGCGCCGGCTCGAGGTGCCCGGCGCCGCGGCGCACACCGCCATCCCGGCCCTCGGCATGATCGACACCGGTGTCAGCAAGAGCCTGATGGCCGTGGGCCCGGGCGACTACATGAACAAGGCCCGCCAGATCGAGCGCCTCGACCTGCCCAAGACCCGGCAGCAGGCGCTTCTCGCCGAGGCGAAGCAGGTCACCGCGGCCAAGTTGGCCGCCGCCGCCGTACGCCACGCGCAGGCCGGTGGTCGGCAGACGATCTACGAAGCCAGCGCCCGCGACGAGGTTGCGCTCGGCTGGGTCCGGGTGACCCGTGCCGATCCCTGCTTCTTCTGCGCCATGCTGGCCAGCCGCGGCCTGCGCTACCGAGCCTTCAAGGAGGGCGCGTTCGACCTGAGCGATGCCCGCTTCTCCGGCGACGGCGACGCCAAGGTCCATGACGACTGCGGGTGCTCGCTGAAGCCCGTCTGGGCCGACAATGACCCCGCCGTCGAGGCGACTCAGCCCTTCGCCGACCTCTGGGAGCGATGGGGCGCCGGCGGCGGGGATGCGACCCTGCGCTTCCGCCGGGGGTATGAGCACTGGCGGAAGACAGGGGAGTACCTGTCATGGGAGCAGGCCAACGAGGGCCTGCGCGCTGCCTGACGATCTGCAGCGTAGGGATCCGACGATCTGCAGCGTAGGGTAACCTAGTGGCCAACAGGACCGGCCAAGGGGCGGGTCCGCACAGACCCAGGAGGTCACCGTGGCCAAGTCCACCCAGCACGTCGACAAGCTCGGATCGTACGACGACTTCAAGGCTCCGTGGGAGTCCGAGGCCGGCGCCGACACCGAGATCGACAAGCCCAAGCTCAAGCGCCTCATCTTCAACCTGAAACTCGACCACGCCAAGTCCCGCGACGCAGGCGAGGACCTCAAGGCCGAGGTCGCCGAGAAGCAGACCGAGGTCGACACGGCGAAGCAGGAGGCTGCGGACGCGGCCGGCGGTGACGCCCAGAAGACGATCGACAAGCTCACCAAGGAGCGCGACGACGCGCAGGCCAAGGTGGAGCAGTTCGAGGAGCGCGACGCGCAGGCAAAGCTCCGCAAGGAGGTCCTCGGCGACTTCGCCGAGAAGAACCCGAAGGCCGCGAAGTACGTCACCGGCACGACCAAGGAAGAGCTCGAGGCCAGCCTCGAGGAGGTCAAGGCCGACTGGGGGATCACCGACGACGCCGACGGTGACGAGGATGGCGACGAGGACGAGACCCCCGTGGTGCGCAACCGCCCGCGGACCAACCTCCGCAACCCGGCCGACCCTGCTCCGGGCAAGCCCGGCGAGGCCGAGATCGACTTCGACAAGGTGGCCGACCAGGTCATCTCCGGCGGTTCCGTCTTCCGCTGATCCACTCACCGCGCCCCTCGTGGGCGTGGTCTTTGAGGCCCCCGGTTCATCGCCGGGGGCCTCGCCTTGTCTCACGACTCGGACTGCGGTGTTGACTTTCTTTCGCCCGTAGCCCACACTGGCCCGGGGCTCCTGTGTATGCTTGCTGCAGGAGCGCTCCCGAGGGATGCGCGATCAGACATCCGAACCCCGGGAGGACACCGTGGCAGTACAGAAGGTCAAGGCGAAGAAGCAGGCGTCGTTCGCGCTGCCGATGGTGGAGAAGCAGCTCGTTCTGCCCCTCCTGATGACCATCGTCGGCAAGGAGAACTTCACCGGTGCCGCCAACGACACCGTGAACTTCAAGCTCAAGGACGGCTCCATCGCGACCGCCCGCGACTACGACTTCCGTGGCCGCACCGGCCCGATCGTGCTCGACGACATCTTCCAGACGGGCGGGAACATCCCGATCCGCCTGAACACCCACGTCGTCTCCGCGACCGGCCTCGAGGACGAGCACTTCACCCTCGACGACATCGACTTCGCGACCGACGTGCTGGCCCCCCAGGTCACCGCTGTCGTGGAGCGCGTCGAGGCCAAGGCGCTCACCGCCATCCGCACCACGACCTCGATCAAGCACACCGTCTCGTTCGGCAACGAGGGCGACCCGCACCTCATCGCCGTCGAGGCCAAGCGCCTGATGGACTCCGAGAAGGTCGCGCCGTACTCCGGCCGCGTCTTCGTGGTCGGCAACAACATCGCCGCGCACTTCCGGGCCTCCGACCGCCTGTCGCTCTACACGAGCACCGGCCTCGAGGGCACCCCGGCCCTGCGCGACGCCGTCATCGGCGCCCTGTCCGGCTCGCCGGTCATCGAGCACAACGGCCTCGACCCCGACGAGGGCTACTACATGCACGGCACGTCCTTCGTGCTGGGCAACGCCTCGCCGGACGTCCCCCGTGGTGCGGTCACCGGCAACTCCGGCATCAGCCGGCGCGGCGTGTCCGTCCGCTGGATCCAGGACTACGACGCCAACTTCCTGCGCGACCGGTCGATCGTGAGCACCTTCATCGGTGTCAACGAGGTCCGTGACGAGCGGGACGCCGACGGCAACTGGATCGTCGAGACCGGCGAGTTCGACGCCGACGAGCTGGCCGTCATGCGGAACAAGGATGGCTCCGCGGTCGTCCCCGTCGCGGTGGGCACCCGCAAGAACGTCCGCATCGTGAAGCTCGAGTTCACCGGCACCGCCAGCGTCCTCGACTGATCGTCGCAACTCGAAGCCCCCTAGCCCTTGACTGGGCCGGGGGGCTTCGTGCTATGCTCCTACTCGTGCCGTCGGGACGCCGGCGGGACAAGGCGAGTAGTAGTCCGGATCGGCGGCAGATGGCCCCGGGTGCTCGCTGATGCCACCTAGCTCATCAGGCAGAGCGTCCGATTGTTACTCGGAGGGTGCGAGGTTCGAGACCTCGGGTGGCAGCGCACCTGTAGCTCAGTTGGTAGAGCGGGGGATTCTTAATCCTCATGTCCGGGGTTCGAGTCCCTGCCGGTGTACGGATGCAAGGTCGCGGGTTCGAGTCCCGCCCCCTTCCGAGGGGTAGCTCAGCGGCAGAGCAGCATCAGGCGAGAGGTCGCGGGTTCGAGCCCCGCCCCCTTCCGAGGGGTAGCTCAGCGGCAGAGCGCTCGTTCGATCCACCGCGCTGGGCGCGGGCCGGCCTCCAAAGCCAGCCTTGCTAGGTCCGATTCCTAGGGTGGGTGCCGGGTCACCCGGGGAGGATCCGTACGGCCGAGGATCCGGGTGACTTGCGGGGCTGAATGGAGTCGATCACTGGAAGACCGCACGCGGACCAGAGTGAGACCCGAGTTCGATTCTCGGCAGCTCCACCAGTGCCCCCGGGGTGGCCTGCATGACGCGATCCGGCCTCGTCAGCCGGGAACCCCGAGCGAGACCCCCGCACCAGGGCTCCGTGATGAGCGGAGAGCGACCGGGCGGGGGTCTTCCCTATGCAATTCTAGGTAGATCTACGTAACTAGAAACCGATGGGACTAGCCCACTCGAGCCATCCGGTACGGTGGACAGATGACCGCGCGTGAGAACCGCTCACTGGAGAGCGTCTACGTGCGCGTCGTCCTCGAACTCGCCACCCGCGTGGTCGAACTCGAGCAGGAGAACACCGAGCTTCGGGCCCGACTTGATTCGCTGGTACGATAGTGCCCATGGCCGCCCTCCTCACCACTGCGACGCTCGCGAAGTGGACCCAGAACGATGACGCAGAAGTTGCCGGCGACCCCTTCGCCGTCGACCTCATCGACAAGATGAGCCAGCTCATCTGCTTCATCGGCGGCCACGATGGCACGAAGGTGGACTCCGCTGGCGCGACCATCCCGGAGTGGACCCTCGACGCCGGCGCCGCGCAGGCCCCGATCGACGTCCAGATGGTCGCCCTGCAGGTGATCAAGCGATCCTACGAGAACCCGGGGCGCGTGATCCAAGAGGGGTCGATCGGCCCCCTCGGTGGCGACCGCGTCGACGACGTCCAGGCCCTCTTCGCCGAGTTCACCGACGCCGAGCGCGCAACCCTGGCCCGCTACAACGTCGACGGCGACCCGACCGGCCCGGGCGAGGGTGCCGGCACCGTCTTCGTGATGCGCATCGACAACGGCAGCGACCTCGCCCTGAGCGACTCCGAGATCCTCTATGCCGGCGACGACCAGCAGATCAACCTCGGCCCCGAGGACAGCGCCTACCCCGAGTGGCAGATCCCGATGTTCAACCCCAATGACCCGGGTGGTCAGGGCTGATGGCCAAGAAGATCGGGCAGCGCACCATCACCGTGATCCGTGAACCCAAGACGGACCGCCTCGACGACCCCCCCGCTGGCCCGCCGGCCGAGCACGACGTCGAGGGATGTGCCGTCGTCCCCCGGGCCGCCCTTGAGGAGGGTAAGGGCTGGGTCAACATCGAAGGCTGGACCGTCTTCGCGCCCTACGGTGCCGACGTGCTCTCGACCGATCGGGTGCGCTACGACGGCCGCGTCTGGGACGTCGACGGAGTGCCCGCCGACTACGAGAACAAGCGCGCGAAGGGTAAGGCCACCCTCATCAACCTCAAGCGCCAGGGGTCCTGATGCCCAGCGACTTCTCGGACCTCGAGAAGCCGATCCTCGGAGTCCCCCGGATGCCACCCGGCCAGCGCGTGAAGTACGTCCCCAACCACGTCTCCTTCGGCCTCTTCCTCAAGAGCGACCAGGTCGCCGATCCTGCGGCCGAGGTCGCCGAGGACATCGCCGAGCTGGCCAAGGAGTTCTCCCCCACCTCCTCGCGCGGGGGAGATCAGGAAGGGCGGCGGATGCGGGACAAGTTCAAGGTCGAGCGCAACGTCGGCCTGATCAAGGTCGCCGGCAACCTGCGTCGCTTCGCGATCGTCTCGAACGACGCGCGCTCGGCGGCCCCGAATGAGTTCGGCACCCGCGGGAACCGCCGGCACCGTATGCTTGGGCGTGCCGGCGCGATGTTCGGCGACTTCAAGCCTGAGGGAGGACCCGGAGCATGACCGATCTCGCATACGCCTTCGAGGAGGGCGCCGGGACCACCGCCGCGGAGGTCCTTGGCGGCCTCGAGCTGACGGGCGTCCCCGGATGGGCAGCCGGCCGCCATGGCACCGCGATGTACGCCAATGGCGTACTCGGGCCCGAGTGGGATCCGATGTCCGCCGCGGGCGACTTCACGGTGATGTTCGACTTCTACATCGTGTCGAACGCGGGGTACACCATCTTCATGTCGGGCGGCCTCGGCAACCCCCAGATTGCCCCCGGTGGCGGGGCCTTCGAGTGGTACCCATTCGGCATCAATGTGGCCGCCGACCAGTTCCCTGTGGCGACCTGGCGCAACATGGCCCTCGTCGCGAGCGGTACCGCGCGGCGGGTCTACCTCGATGGCGTCCTCGTCGGGTCGGCTGTCACCGCCACGCCCACCGGTGGGGACCCGGTCCAGTTGCTGGGCTATCCCGGGCTCGCCCCGAACGCCCGCATGGACAACCTGCGCTTCTTCGACTCGGCCCTCACTGTCGAGGAGATCGCCGACCTCGCGGGCACGGATGTGGCCGGCAGCGAGCCCCCCGCGAACCTTCCCCCGACCGCCAACGCCGGACCCAATCAGTCGGCCTTCGTCGGCCAGCAGATCACCCTGTCCGGATCCGGGACAGACGCCGACGGCACGATCGCCTCCTACTCGTGGACCCAGACCTCGGGCCCCGCGGTCGTCCTCGCCGGCGCCGGGGCGACCCGGACGTTCACCCCGACCGTGGCCGGGTCTTACGTCTTCGCCTTAGTCGTCACCGATGACGACGGCGCCCAGTCGATCCCCGACTCGATCACCGTGACAATCTCGGCGATCCCTCAGGAGCCTAGTTCGACCGTCTCGACGCAGCCGTTCGGCATGATCGAGAAGGCCGTCCGACAGGCGATCGTCGCCAAGATGCCGGACGCCGACGGTCATGTCGGTGGCGACCTGTCGTATGACGTCGCCGAGGACGACTTCTACATCTGGATCGGGCTGGTGCCCGGGATCGGCGTCGACGAGATCTATGGTCAGTGGACCATCGACATCGATGTGTTCGCCAGGACGTACAGCCAGGCAATGCGCCGCGCGCTGGACCTTGAGGCCATCTTCGTGACCCGCGGCGGCCACCGCACCCCGGAGATGCGCATCGACAACGTCTACCAGAACGAGACCCCGGCCGAGCGCCCATGGGATGACGAGTCCTCCTCGCGCATCGGGGCCACCTACGTGTTCACCGCCCGCCGCCCCGGCTGATCTGGCCAGATCTCAGCGGGCGGGCCGCCGCCTGCTCTACGATGGTCCCAAGGGCAGCCTCCTGACGGCTGCGGAACTTATCCCAGACTCAAGGAGGCATCACCGTGGCCGGTGACTACGAGGCTCTCAAGAACAAGCAGACCGAACTGATCCGGAAGTCCCTCGACGGCTCCGTGTTCATCAGCTCCGACCTGACGGCGATCAGCGCCATCGCGACCCTGACCGAGTGGGTTGCCGAGGTCGCCGGACCCCCGGTCGTCCCCGCGCACATCGAGCTCAAGGAGCTGCACGAGTCCTACGAGGACCTCGGCTGGCTCGACTCTTCCGGCGCGCAGTTCTCGCGCGACGTCGCCACCTCTGAGGTCACCTCGTGGGGCTCGGTCTCCCCGACCCGCACCGACGTCACCTCGGACACCACGACCCTGTCGGTCACCGCACAGGAGACCAAGCTGATCACGATCGGCATGGCGACCGGCGCCGACATGAGCGCGGTCAAGGCCGCGTTCCAGACCGGCGAGGTCTCGATCGTCAAGCCCGCCCGCCCGAAGCCCCGGACCTACCGTGCGCTCTCGCTCGCGGTCGACCAGGGTGACGCCGGCGAGATCTACCTCGGCCGCTTCCTGCCGCGCGCGAAGGTGACCGGCTACGCCGAGCAGTCCTTCGGCGGTGGCGACGACCCCGTGACGTGGGGCGTCACCATGACCGGCGAGGAGGACAGCGACCTCGGCTACTCCGAGCGCTGGTTCTTCGGCGGCCCCGGCTGGAACGCCCTCGTCGCCGACATGGGCTTCGAGCAGCTCACCGCCTGATCCATCGCCTAACCCCCCGATTCCGTCGCCCGCGGAATCGGGGGGTTTCGCGCATCCTGAGCCCTGTGCTAGGATCGACATCATGAGCGACAACACCTCTCCCGCCCCGCACCAGCCGGGCGTGTACGTGAAGGGTGACAGCGTCCGTATCGCCTCCAGCGCGAGCACGGCCTCCTCCCTTGTCTTCGATGGCTACACACTCGAGGGCGAGCCCGGAGAGGTTCCGACCCAGGAGCCCGAGGGCGACAACGGTGCCGACTACCGAGACCTGCAGAAGCAGGCCAAGGAGCTCGACATCCCGGCCAACCAGTCCGCCGAGGAGCTCCAGCGTCAGATCGACGCCGCGCTCAACGACCAGTCCTGACCCACGAGGAGCACCCACCCACCATGACCGACAACGTCACCCGCCTCCCCGAGCCGGGCGTAGTCCTCGACCTTGACGCCCTCGAGCGCCCGGCCGAGGACATCAAGCCCCCCTTCGTCGTGAAGGTCGGCGGCAAGAACGTCACCTTCAAGGACCCGGCCGAGATCGACTGGAAGGATCTTGCGGCGGTCAACATCCCCTCGGACCTCTTCTCGGTCTCGCTGAACTCCGAGGACCGTCGCCACATCCGCGAGCAGCCCATGGAGGGCTGGCGCTTCAACGAGCTCATGCGCGGCTACTACGAGCACTACGACTTCGAGGAGAAGATCCGCGCCGCCAAGCGCCAGGCCGCGATCACCGGCTGATCCTCACGTCGACGACGCCCCCGTCCCGGGAACGACAGCCGGGCGGGGGCGTCTTCCATCTCGAAGGGCTCCCATGAACGACATCGACCTCCTCGAGCACGGCGGTGGGCCGTTCCATGTCCGCTTCGCCGGCGAGACGATCGCCCTGCCGGACCCGCGCGACATGCACTACCAGAACGTCCTCCTGTGCCTGCACATCGAGCAGGCCCCCGGCGTCCCGCAGGGCGTCCCCATGTGGCAATGGCCGGCCATCTTCGACCGCTGGCGCGCCGCATGGGACCTCCCGGACTTCAATGTCGCCCGCCGGCTTGCCTATCTCGTGGACCACTACCGCGCCGCGCTGAGTCATGACCTGCTCGTCCACGCTGGCCTCGACCTCGGGGAGGAGTGGCGCGCGCGACGCTGGCGACGCCTGTCCGACGTGATCGACAGGCTCCCCGGGCACTCCCACTTCTCGGCCGCCATCGCCAACGATGAGGAGTACGCCGAGATGGCCGCCAAGGCCGCGGCTGAGCGTGGCGACACGAAGCCGGGGGCCGGCGGCGACAGCGGACCCTCCCTGACTGGCTGGAGCCCAGAGGTGGCGATGCTGGCCAAGGTCGTCGACGCCGTGAATCAGGTCCGCTACGCCACGATCGCCGTGCAGGCGGGCAAGAAGGCCGGGGATCCCCCGAAGCCTGAGCGACGCCCGCAGACCGCATTGGAGAAGGCGTTCCGTCGGGCCGAGCACGACCGCCGGAAGGCGGCCCATGAGGCCCTCGTCGCGCGCGTACTCCCGAAGAAGAGGCAGTCGTGATCGAGACCTACGCGGCGATGCACGCCGTGCTTCGCCGCGGGCTGGGAGCCGCATCCAGCCACCTCTGCTGCTGGTGCCTAGGGCGGGCACGAGATTGGGCATATCTGCACGACGATCCCGAAGAGATCCCCAGCGCTCGAGGCCCTTGGTCGACTAGGGTCGAATCGTACGCCCCGATGTGCAAGCGGTGCCATCACCGATTCGACGAACAGGTAGACATCTCTCGGAATGCCGCGATGGCCGCTGCCGCCAACTCCGGGCAGGGCCTGTCGTCGATAGCCCGCGAGCATGGCGTGTCGCGCCAGCGGGTACACCAGATCGTCGCGAGGAGCAGGTCTCACCGTCCGGTACACTAGAGCCCATGGCGGGCAAGAGGTATTCGGCGGGCGCGATCTTCCTACAGGTCGTGCCCGTCTTTGCGAACGTCCAGCGCGCCATCGAGGACGAAGCGAAGACCATCGATCGCGCCCTCGGCGACCAGATGGAGCGCTCCGGCGAGAAGGCTGGTGAGCGCGCCGGTAAGGCCGCCTCGAAGCGGATGGCTGAGGAGATCAAGCGCTCCCAGATCGGGGCCGACCTCGAGCGCGAGGTGCTGGCCGGCGTCGACAACATCGAGCGCGCCCTGGCCAGCATCAACACCAAGAACCTCGGCAAGAAGCTCCGGGCCGAGGTCAAGGGGATGCGCGAGGACCTCGACACCCTCAAGAGCGTCGACCTCAACGTCGACGACAACCTCGACAAGGTCCGCGACCGCCTGACTGGCGTCCGGTCCCAGATCGAGGACATGCGCAAGCGCTCCGGCGTCTTCTTCGACATCAAGGGCCTCCCCGAGGCCTACCGCGGGCTGGCCAAGCTCCAGACCGCCATCGACGCCGTCGACGGGAACATCGACCTCGACGTCGACACCAAGGCTGCCGATCGGAAGATCGGCGCCTTCGAGCGCAAGTTCAAGGCGACCACGAAGCGCGCGGCCGAGGCCCTGTCCTCCTCGGTGAGCAAGGAGGCCCGCAAGGTCGCCGACGAGCTCAACTACCTCAGCAACCTGCGCATCGGCATCGACATCTCCTCCACGATGGCCCGCCGCGAACTGGCCGAGATCAGCGCAGACCTCAAGCGCCTCGAGAAGGAGGCGCCCGAGATCGACCTCCGGGTCGACTCCGGGATCGCCCTTGCGGAACTCGTCGCCTTCGAGAAGGCTCTGGATGCGATCGACAAGCGCGACGTCGAGGCGAAGGTCAAGACGAACGCCAAGCAGGCCGGTCACGACGCCGACCAGGCGGCCAACTCCTTCCGGTCGTTCAACATCATCCTGCTTGGGGCGGTCTCGATCGGACCCGCCCTGATCCCCGTGCTCGCGGGCATCGCCGGCGGGCTCCTCGCGATCGGCCCCGCCGCGGCCGTCGCTGTCGCCGGGCTCGGCGCCGTCCTGGTCGGCTTCTCCGGGCTTGGGGATGCCCTCAGCGCGCTGCAGAACCAGCAGGACCAGGCCGCCACCAACGCCCAGACAAACGCTGGTCGACAGGTGTCGGCCGCCCGGGCGATCGAGAACGCCCAAGAGGCCCTGTCGGACGCTCGCCGCAACGCCGCGCGCGCCGCAGAGGATGCCGCAGACCGGGTCAAGGAGGCTCGCGAGGCGGCGGCCGAGGCCATCGAGGACGCCCTCGAGCGCCAGAAGGACGCCCAAGAGGAGTACCGCGACGCCGTCAACGAGGTCGCCGACGCCGAGCAGGCCCTGCGCGACGCCCGCGAGGAGGCCCGCAAGGATGCCGAGAGCCTCGCCAAGCGTCAGCGCCAGAACGCCGTCGACGAGCGACAGGCCGTGCTCGACCTCTTCGAGGCCCAGACCCAGTTCAACGCCGTCATGGCCGACGGGTCGTCCACGGACACCGACAAGGAGCAGGCGTCGGTCAACCTCGAGCAGGCGCAGATCGCCCTGAATGACACCCGCGATGAGCAGGTGGCGCTGGCCGAGGAGGCGGCCGACTACGCCAAGAACGGCGTCGACGGCTCCGAGAAGGTCAAGAGCGCCCAGGACGAGCTCACCGAAGCCCTCGAGGCGCAGAAGGATGCCCAAGAGGAGCTCCGGGAGGCGGCCGAGGCTGCCGACGAAGCCCGGGTCGAGGGTGCCGAGCGCGTACGCGAAGCCCTCGAGGACCAGCGCGAGATCCTGTCCGACAACGCCCGCGCGATCCAGCGCGCCAAGGAGAACCTCTCCGACGCCCGCCAGAGCGCCGTCGACGACCTCTCCCAGATCAACGCCCAGCAGCAGGCCGTCAACGCCGCCTTCGACAAGCTCGGCCCCGCCGGCCGCAAGTTCGCACTCTTCCTCTTCGGTCTCAAGAGCGGGTTCTATGAGTTCCGCGACGCGGTGCAGCAGGCCATGCTCCCGGCCGTCCAGAAGGCGATCGAGGGCTTCATCGCCTCCCCCGCGGCCGACAAGGCCCGCGGGGCGTTCGTCGCGCTTGCCGCCGCCTTCGGCGACTTCGCGCTGGCGCTCTCGAAGTCCTTCCAGGGGCCGGCATGGTCCGCCTTCTTCGAGATGCTGGCCGAGCACGGTCCGGCGATCTCCAAGGCCTATGGAGACGCCTTCATCAGCGTCATGGAGGCGTTCGCGTCGGTCCTGGTCGTGTCCGCGCCCTTCGCCAAGCGCTTCGCCGAAGGCCTGGCCGGGATGATGGACGGCTTCGCCCGCTGGGCCTCCTCGAAGCAGGGCGCCCAGGACATCAAGGACTTCATCGCCTATGTCGAGGAGATCGGCCCGAAGGTCCTCGACTTCTTCTTCGGTCTCGCTGGCGCCGTAATCAACCTCGCCAAGGGGATGGCCCCCTTCGGCGAGGTGGTGCTCGGGCTGGTCGATGGATTCCTCGACTTCGTGGCCAAGATGGACACCGGCACCCTCGGCGCGATCGCGACCGCCATGACTGTGATCCTGCTGGCCTCACAGGTGGCATACGCCATCATGAACCTGTCGATGTCCCTCGGGGCCCTGTTCGCCACCACGATTGGTCCGTGGATCTTCCTGATCATCGCGGCCGGCGCGGCGCTGGTGTACCTGTACCAGACCAACGAGGACTTCCGCAAGTTCGTCACCGACGCATGGGAGCGGATCTCCAAGGTCCTCAAGAAGTCGTGGGAGGAGGACATCAAGCCCGCGCTGACCGAGCTCTGGGATGCGCTCAAGCTCCTCTGGAAGGATGTCCTGCAGCCATTCCTCGAGTGGCTCGGTCCCGTCGTCCTGTGGATGTTCGAGGAGCTCTTCCCGCTCTGGGCCAAGAGGCTCTCGTTCTACATCCGCGCCGTGGCATGGATCATCAAGAAGGTCATCGTGCCGGCGTTCAAGGAGATCCGCGACGAGGTCAAGTTCGGCTGGGAGAAGGTAATCAAGCCGACCTGGGAGAAGCTCGTCCGGGCAGCCGGCTGGGTGAAGGACAAGGCCGTCGCGGCGTTCGACCTGATGAAGACCGGGTGGAACAACCTCAAGACCGGGGTAGTCAACGGCTGGAACCGGATCAAGGAGATCTGGGACATCATCACCGACACCGCCCTGCCGGCATTCAAGATCGCCTTCGAGACGACGATCGATCAGATCGGCAAGCTCTGGGACGGCCTGAAGGCTCTGGTCGGCACTCCCCTGAAGTTCGTCATCGAGAAGGTCATCAACGGCGGCCTGATCGACGGCTTCAACAAGGTCTCCGGCTGGGTCAACGGTCCCAAGATCGACCATGTCCCGATCCCCGAGGCGCTGCAGTCCTACGCCACCGGTGGCGTCCTGCCCGGCTACACCCCGGGTCGCGACGTCCACCAGTTCGTCTCGCCCACCGCTGGCCGACTCGAGCTCTCCGGCGGCGAGGCCATCATGCGCCCGGAGTGGACCGCGGCCATGGGCCCGGCGTACGTCAACCAGATGAACGCTCTCGCGCGCCGGGGCGGCGTCGGGGCCATCCGCAAGGCCCTCGGCGGCTCGTACTGGATGGGCGGCATCCTCCCCCTGGCCAACGCCTCGGTGGCCTCCCACGGGAACTCCTACCCCTACCCGGCCTTCGACCTCAACTACCCGGGGTACGCCGACTATGGCAAGCCGGTCCTGGCCTTCCGAGACGGCATCATCACGGCGATGCGCTACCTCGGCGACACCTCCTACGGTCGCTACGTCACGATCAACCACGGCGACAGCACCAGCCTCTATGCCCACCTCTCCAGCTTTGCCAACGGCCTCATGGAGGGCATGGCCGTGCGCGCCGGAGCGACAATCGGCGCCGTGGGTGACATCGGAAACACCGGCACCCCGCCGAGCAGCCACCTGCACTTCGAGATCCGCGGCGGCAACCCCTCGATTGCTGCCGCCGGCAACGAGCCCGACCGCCCGTCGATCCCGAGCTGGATCATGGGCTTCGTCCGCGACCCGCTGGGCGGATTCCAGAAGTGGATCACCGACCCGCTCAAGAATGCCTCCTCGTCGTTCGCCGACGCCCCCTGGTTCGAGAGCGTCAAGAAGACCCCGGCCATGCTGGGCAAGAAGGTCGTCGACAAGGCATGGGACATCATCCCGGGCTGGGTGAAGACGGCCGCCGGCTGGGCCGGGGAGGCCACCGACTGGGTCGTCGGCGGGGTCAAGAACATCGGAAAGGGTGCCGTCGACCTCGCGGGCGATGTCGCCAACGCGGCCACCAGTGGCGTCAAGAACAGCGCCTCCGCCGTCGCCGACTTCCTCGGCTTCGCAGAGGGTGGCATCCTGCCCTACAACGGCACGATGATGTACGACGCCGGGGGCTACCTGCAGCCCGGGTTGACCACGGTGATGAACCTGACCGGGAAGCCGGAGCCTGTCTTCACCGCTGACCAGTTCGACGACCTCTCGGTTGGCGGGGGCGACGGATTCACGTATGCTCCTACCTTCAACGGCACCGATCTCACCGCGGCCGACGTGGTCGACGACCTCGACTTCACCTCCCGGAAGATCCGCCGCGAGGGCCGCTATGGGAGGAACCAGTGATCACCGCAGACAAGCACTTCGAGCTCCTGCCGAGCATGGACGCCACGGATGGCGCAACCTTCGGCATCGGCCTCGAGGTCTCCCTCGATGACGGAGGCTTCGCCCCCGGGTCGACCGACTGGGCCGTGCAGGACACGGAGAGCAGTCAGAACGGGTCTACCGCGTTCGGCCGCGATCGCCTGCTTGGGCCGGTCTGGAACTGGCAGTTGCACGTCAACCGAGACAACGAGACCCAGGCGCTGCAGACGCTGCGCTCGTTCGCCGCGGCATGGAAGGCCCTGCATATCCGGGACACCCCCGGGGCCGTGCTTCCGCTGCGCTTCCAACTCAACGGCGAGAGGCGCAGGATCTACGGCCGGCCGCGCCGCTTCGAGGCGCCCCCGGACAACAAGATCATGTCCGGCTACGTCCCCGTCTCGGTCGACTTCAAGTGCGTGGACGGCTTCGTCTACGCCGACGAGATGCAGTCCGTGTCGATGATGCTCGGCGCCGAGGTTGACTCGGAGGCCGTCGACAGCGGGGGCGGCTTCGTCTTCCCCGTCACCTTCCCGGTCATCACCCTGCCGCCGACCCAGCGGCAGACCCAGGTCGAGGTGCTCGGCGATGCACCCGCATACCCGATCATCCGCTTCACGGCCAACTCGGGCTCCCTGGCCAACCCGGGCTTCGTGACCGATGGGTGGCGCATCGACCTCAACCTCGTCATCCCCGAGGGGTCCTATGTCGAGGTCGACACCCGCCCTTGGCGCAGCACCGTCCTGCTCAACAACGCCGGATCTGTGGCCGGCCTCATCGGGCACCGTCAGCGCCTGTCCAAGATGTTCCTCAACCCCGGCCGCCTCGAGGGCAGGTTCGTCGGCTCGGGCAGCGGAACGGCGACCTGCACCGTCCGCTGGGCCGATACCTTCAACTCCTACTGACCCCTTCCGCTAGAATGTCTCTAGTGATCAACGACCGGAGGATACCGTGACGTTCCAATTCGCCCCATGGGCCATCGATGGCGCTCGCACCAGCGCGGCCCTCGCGCGCCTGGCCACCTACGCCAGCAGCGACCGGAGCGGGATCGTGCGGCCGACCGACCTCGCCGTCTCCGCGCTACCGGTGGCCGGACAGGGCCTCGAGATCGCCCCCGGCGGCGCCCTCGTGCTCAATGGCTACCTCTCGGATCCCGACGAGACCTATGTCGTGTCGAACCCCTCGACGCACACGGTCAACGCCGCAAGCATGCCCAGCGCCCAGCCTGGGACGTCGTACTACCTCGTGTGTGTCGTCGTCGGTGATCCCGAGTTCAACCAGACCGGCCACCCGTTCATGCCCTCTGAGCCTCTGGACCCTGCAGTGGCTCCCGACTTCGAGTACGTCCGGGTCGTCATCGTGCCCTGCTCGGCTGGGACGACTGACTTCGACGACCTCGGCTTCAACTACCCTGGCTACGCCCTCGCGCGTCTCGAGATCCCGGGCAGCACCACCACGGTCACCAACGCGATGATCACCGACCTGCGATCGCTGTCGCGTCCTCGCGAGTCGAGCAAGCTCCTGCTCGCCCAGCCTCAGGCCCCCGGCACCGAGACCCAGTACACCTCGGCCGCGTGGACCGCGGTCGGCGGATGGACCCCGACGATCGAGATCCCCCGCTGGGCCACCCATCTCGACGCGATCGGCCGCATCGACGGCATCTCGCACATCGACCCCCTGGTCGTCGGCGGGTCACGCCTGACGGTGGGCGCCCTGGCCGGCAACGAGGTCCTGTTCGAGCTCCCGGACACGAGCGGCGGCGGCGAGCGCATCTCCCTGGCCGGAGCCTGGTCGTCTGACGTGTCCGCCCTTGCTGGCACCAGCGTGCAGGTCAAGATGGAGGTCTCGCGCTCGAGCGGGACCGGCTTCCTCGTGTCCTACTACGACACCATCGTCAGCATCGACCTGCGCTTCTCCGAGAAGCCGATCTGATGGCCGCCGGCGAGCGCTGGCACTACATCGCCCAGCGGTTCGACGGCACCTCGGGTGGGCTCGGGGACTTCATCGACTTCGACGTCCCGCTACAGGGTGTCAGCATCGACGACGTCCTGAGCGGGCACAACGGACTGTCTGGCTCCATCTCACCGGAGTACGTCCGCCTCAAGGGCCCTGACGGCATGCCCGTGCTCGAGGAGGGGGCCTGCGCCATCTGGGCCGAGGATCCCTCCGGGGAGATCCGCGGCGGCGGTCTCCTGACCCACTCAGCCTTCGATGACGAGTCGGGGACATGGAAGATCGAATGCACCGACCTGACCGGGACGTCCGAAGGTCTCCCGTTCGACTCCGCCGTCTGGTTCGTCAACGTCGACCCGGCGGACCTGTTCCGCTACATCTGGACCCACATCCAGTCTCACCCGAATCACAACCTCGGGATCTCGATCGACCCCACGACCACCCCGATCCGACTGGGTACCGACCTGATCCAGCGCGAGGAGTTCGACACCGAGGTTGACGTGTCCGCCGACCTCGACCCCCAGCCGGTCCCGGTGGCACCTCCTCGCTACGCCACCAACACCCTGTGGCGAGAGGCTGCCGTGAAGGCCATGAAGGCCTCGGGATGGAAGACCGACGTCGTCGACGCCGCGCTGGAGAAGTGGCTCCAGAAGGACGAACTGATCGAGGCGAAGAAGTGGGAGCCCCTGACCGAGAAGGAGCGGACCATCCGCGACCGCTCGATCGACAAGGTTGGCTGGCCGCCGGACCCGCCGAGCCCCGGCACCAAGCAGGTCCTCGTGGTCAACATGCGCCCGCAGGTGGACCCGCCAGAGGGCGGCGAGGAGGTCGAGGAAGAGGGCCCCAGTGATACGAACTCGCGGGTGACCTACCAGGCCGACGCCTACAAGCTCAACTGGTACGAGAGTCTAGACCTCGGCGACGAGATCAACAACCTGGCGGCGTCTACGCCGTTCGACTGGCACCTGACCCACCGGTGGGTCGACAACGAGATCCGGCACCACATCCGTCTCGGCTACCCGAGGATCGGGCGCCGGCGCGAGGAGTTGCGATTCGTCGTCGGCGAGAACATCGCGAAGGCCCCAGAGGTTGAGCGCGATGGGATCGAGTACGCCAACGAGGTCGTGTTCCTCGGAGCCGGCGAGGGGGCTTCCATGGTCCGGGCCCGGGCGTTCCGTCGCGACGACAAGCGCATCCGCAAGGTCGTCGTCGTCTCCGATCCCTCGGTGACCGACGAGAACGTCGCTCGCCAGCGGGCAGAGACCGAGCTGGCCAAGCGGTTCAACATCGACAACATCACCGAGGTCGTCGTCTCCAATCACCCACACGCGCCGATCGGCTCGGTAGACCTCGGCGACGAGATCCTCATCCAGGGCGACCTCGGATGGGTCGACATCGAGACGTGGTGCCGGGTGGTCGGTCGGACGATGTCGCCGGACGACTCCGACAACCAGTCCCTGACGCTGCTTCGCTCGGATCGGATCGCCTGAGCCCGTCTAGTACACTAGGGCTCATGTCCGTCGCCAAGTTCACCCGCCGCCTCATGAACATCGAGAAGGGCCTGCTGCACGCCCAGACCAAGCCCCGGCTGCCCTACTCCTCGATCGACGACGGGACTCTGGTCGTCAATGACGCCTTCGGAAACACTCAGGCCATCATCGGCAACCAGTGGGACGGCACGGTCACCACGTCTTCTGTTGGAGGGTCGACCCCGGTAGCCCCGACGGTGCCGCTGGTCACGCCGAGGCCCAATGGCTTGGCGATCTACTGGGACGGGACATACGTCGACGGCTCGCCGACCCGCATGGACTTCCAGCGCGTGACCTTCCATGCCGTGACCGACGTCGACGACTTCGACGCGCTCGACCCCGCGCAGATCGTCGGAGAGATCACGATCGCCACCGGCGGGGAGATCTACGCCACACTGCCCCCGGTTGAGTACTTCATCTTCGCTGTGGCGTGGTCCGACGCCGGCAAGTTCTCGGTGGAGTCCGATGTCGCCTTCGGGACCCCGCTAGCCCTTGCCGACGACCCCGCCTTCACCGACGCGCTCGACGAGATCGAGGCCGTGAAGGGCGACATCTCCTCGGTGCCGCTGACCTTCCGCCAGCCGACCCAGCCCACGACCGAGGAGCTCGACGGGCGCAAGGCGGTCTGGTACGACACCGACGGCGGCAACGCCCCATGGTTCTACGACGGCGTGGCGTGGACCGCCATCGAGTTCGGCAACGAGGCCCTCGCGGCGAGCGCCGTCATCGCCGAGACGATCGCCACCGGGGCCCTCGACGGCAAGCAGATCACCGGACCCCTGATCCAGACGCTCTCTGATGCCGCGCTCGGCATCAAGCTCATCAACAACACCATGATCGCCTTCGACGAGGGTGGCAATGTCGTGTTCCTACTGGATGCCGACACCGGCGACCTGACCCTGTCCGGCGCCCTGCTGACCGGTGGCGAGATCTCCGGTGCGACCATGACCGGATCGCGCTTCCGCACCGCAATCTCCGGCGAGCGCATCGAGATCAACACCAGCAGCGACTCGTTCGTGCGCTTCTACTCTGGGGAGTCCTTCGAGACCTCCCCGTCACTGA